TATGATGAAGTATAAACATTTGATATATTTATAGTGTTGGATCCAGAGACCGCAGATCCTCTTGCCACATTTATCATACTCAACCAAACATTATTCTTTAATGTAACTGTATTTGCAAGGGTGTTTACTGTATTCACTATACCATAGAAAGAATCATTGGCTTGATTTGCAAAAGAAATTATGGTGTTTTGAGTAAAAATATTTGCTAAGTTAGCAACACCAGACCAAGGTAAACTACTAAATGATATAACATTTGAACTTAATTGACTAAAATCTCCATTGGAACTTATCGTTGCGGCCGAATTGGCATTGGCTGTAAAATGAAATAATGTGTTACCTGTCTGTAAAGCATCTGATATTGATATATCAAAATCATTGTTAGATTTCATCGCAAATCGGCCAAGCACTTTCATACCAGTAGGATGTAACAGATTCAATAATGCTGTTCTGTATTTGGCAATTTCTTTTTCTAATGTAATTTGATATGTGTAGTTGTTATAATTGGTACTCTGTAATACATCAAAAGAACTAGGTTGACCGGAAGAATCTAAGTATTGGCCTGCACCTAATGTTAAACCATTCAAGAATGTGGCAAATCCTGTTGCCGTACCATCACCGTATGTAATAACTCCATTGGCATATCTCTGACTATTGATACCAGCAAACTGTGTTAGTATTGTTGAAGCATAGGCACTTGAAATATTCAAAGAATAAGTTTTATTGTTTGCCACAATTGGCCGAGCAATATTTGGTGTAGAACTATAGTTATAAGTTCTTAAAATATATAAAGATTTTGTTGGATCCAAATCATTTTGAACTAATGTTAAAGAATCTGCGGTTGACAAATATGAAGCTGTAGCTATACCAGTACCTTGATAAAGAATGTCTCCTCTACTTGGATAATTACCAGGACTTATATTTGTTACAACAACATCTTGTACTTTAAATGAAACATTTGGTGGAGAAATATAATCTTCACCATAATCTGAAATATTAATTTTTGTTATAGAACCAACTCGGTCTAATTCTGGAACAAACGCAGCGCCTTGGCCAATAATACCAGCAATTGATAATTCAGCGTTTACACCCGCACTAGACGTAATGGTAAGTGTAGGCAAAGCGTCTAATCTATAACCTAATCCACCTAATGGAGACCGATAACCAGTTTTATCATAAACATAAGCAACATTTAGAATTGCTCCATTGGCAGCAACAGTAATCACATTTGCAAAAGCACCGTAACCTGACCCACCAATAAAGTTTATCTTATCATTGGCGGCATAACCCGTACCTTTTTTATCAATTTTAATAGGTCCAAGAATACCTAAAGCACCTAAATCACTTGTCGATACTGTGTCTTGACTTTTATATAAAGATTGTGCTGTGATAATTGGTGTAGACTTTATACCACCACCTTGGTTTGTAATAATCACAGAAGAAATTGGATATGTGTTAAATGCTGGGGCAAAAGACAACGCATTAATTAGTGTGGTATTCGCATTTGATATTGCTATGTTAGCAAAACTAAAATTGACACCAGTATTTGAAGTATAAATTTTGTCATTTGCAAAGGCCAAACCTAAATCTACACCAGCGTGTAGTATAAAACCATTGGATGTATCAAATAGATATTTTGTTTCTTGGATTGAAGGATTACCTGCCGTTTTTGAACCAATCCTATCATTTGGTATAAAACTAATGGTTGATATTGGATTATAAAAAGAGTTACCAATAAAAGTGATTGCTGTATTGACACCACCAATTTCAGCCGTAGCACCACCAGCATTGGTGATATTAATTACACCTGTATTTGGTGTGATTGTACTTGCTTGAGAATACCCAAAACCACCAAGTAAAACACCCTGAGAATTTGCAATTGCAATACTTTTTATTGAACCTTTAGTTGTTTCACCAATGGTTGCTGTAGCACCAACACCACCAATACTATTTAATCCACCATAAACAATTACTGGATCACCAATATAACCTGAAGAAGTATTGGCGCCTTCATATAATAAACCTCTCTTTGTAGAAGTTACTTTTATCTGGCTTATTTGACCTACAATTTTAGCTCTTAGTACTTCAGCACCAGAAGTAGTAGAGGTTACAATTTTACCATCTTTAAAATAAACATTTTGGTTATTATTATCAACTATACGCACAAATTCACCTGATTGAAATAACCTTTCAATATTAGAAATGAATACTTCAATTTTACCTTTAGACAAAACAGAATTTTCAATCGTTGCAATTGATTTTGTTGTTTCACCAAAAATTCTTAAATTATTTGTTTCTAAGAAATTTAAATCTGACGAACCTAATTTTAAACTTTTTGAAATATACCATTTACCTGAAGAAGCCTTTAATACAGCATCTTTTGTGTAAAAGAAATCTACATCAGAGTTATATAATGTTCTAAAGAAAAATTGAAATGATGCTGGTGTGCCTTTGGCTTGATACAGTTGTTTAGCTAACTTAATTACTTTATTTTTATCAGCTAATATTTCATTAGGAAAATAAGAAATAAATTCATTATAAAAATGTGAAGTAAATGTATCAATAGTCTCATCAATATTTCGGTATTCTAGTAAATTTTTAGAGCCATATGTTGCACCTTGTTGTGTAGTTGCTGTAGTAATTAATGAATTGGATGTGTTTGGTAATTCCATCCATTCATAATAAGCTTGCAAGAACAACACAAAATTTTCGTAATCAGGATTATCCCGAATAAATTCAGGTAACTGTGATGGTACTAGTATTGAGGTTTTTTGGCCGTTAGATATCATGTACTTGTTTTGGCTGTAACACTAACTTTAATAGCATTAGTATCATAAGGATCAATAGTAATAATTCTATTGTATGAAGATGATATAATGTTTGTAGTCGGAGTAACAGAAAGAGTTAATTGTCCTAGTGGATCATTAACACCATAAGGATTAAAGTTATTTAATGTAATAATACCATTGAGGTAATCAACTGTACCAATGTTAGAATTAAATATCGTTTTAACTTTGTTTGTGTTATTATAATATGCTCTTAATGTACCATATCTACCTTGTAGATTGACTACAACCGCACCTAATTGACCTGTTGTATCACCAGATGCCGGAGTTATTGTTGCAATTGCTTGTGTATAATTATTACCAGAATTAACTACTGTAATCTTTGTTATACTTCCATTTACAATAGTTGCTGTAGCAGTAGCGTCAGAACCATCACCTAAAATAGTAATTGTTGGGGCTGACTGATAACCATAACCTGGATTAATTACATCAATAGTATCAACGCCATATGTTGATGAAGGAACTTCTTCAATGTAAATACCATCAATAATTGTAGATAGATTAGTTGGGTCTCTATATTGTAAATCAGGATAACTTGTTATACCACTACCAAATTTACCTGGTTGAATAGATGTATTATAATATAACTTATATGTTGTACCTAAACTTAAATTTGGTAAAAACTTTTTCTGTAATTTAACATTAAATTCGCTACTGATAATTGATTGATTATAACTTTGAATTGTTGATAACAAATCATAAGAATTAAATGTAGAGTTAAAAGTATTTAAAGAATTATTGCCCCAAGTTTGAATTGCTGAAGTAAGTCCTGATGATAATTGGGCTGCTGTTAAATTTGTATTTTCTGCTGTATAATATACTGAAGCATTTACTTGAATATAAGTGTAATCAGGGTCAACGATAGTAGGCACAACAGTTAATACTGAAATTGGTTTAATGACCTCAGCGATTAATCTTTGTTTTTGTGTCGCAGTTAAACTATAACCACCTGTTGGTTTCAAACAAACAAATACTTGACCGTATACAACCGGGTCATTTTCTTCTCCACCCCAAACATTAACAGCATCAAATGCATAACCTAATGTATTCTGTTGAATGGCAGTAATGTAATCGTTTTTGCTTACTGCACGACTTTGTGCTGAGAAAGCCTTAGGTGCTTGAAATTTAATAGAAGTGATACTCTCTTTGTCTCCACCTGTTGACGCTTCAACAATAGGATATATTTGTAGAGTAGTATAACCTGGTATTGAATCCATCAATACAAAATTATTGGCACCAGCCGCCATCGTTCCTTCAGTAGAAACGTAAGAAATATTTACGATATTACCATCAGATAATAACTTTCCTAAAACGCCATCACCAAAATATATTTCATAATTTCCATTTAAAGCTTCTTGTAAAAAATATACAGTAGACGTTGAATCTAATGTCAAATAATTTGCAGCTGAATTATATACAGTAGTTGATGTGTTTGTTGAAGATTCTTGTACAACAACTTCAATAGTCGTTGTGTCAATCGTTGCATCAGGTATTTGAAATGTATATGAAGGATTAGAAGTAGAATTTACTGTATATCTATAAGATGCTGGTACACCTTGTTTAATAATAACAGTATCAAATGTTGCTGTATTATCTACTGCATTAACTGTTTTAGCATCTACAGTTACAAAGTTGTAGTTTACTCCGTTAATTGCTTCTGATGTAAAATTAGTGAATTTAGGTAATGTAAATGCTCCATTGGCAGTACCATTAAAAACTAAAGATATTTCGGCTGAAGGAGCAATAGCTGATTTTGGTGTATAATTTAATAATTTGGCATGAGAAACAACTGAACTTCTTTGTAATGCTGAATCCAAAAACATTTCATTGGCAACCATATTCAAATAATAAGCATTATATTGTGTGTTGTATGCCAAAACATCTAATAAAACAGACATTGATGAACCTTCAAAGTTATAATCTTTGAATGTATCTTGTTTTTGTAAATAGTTGATAAAATTAGATTTAATTGAGCTAAAATCTAATTGTGTTATGTTTATATTTGTATTTGAAGCCATTACCTTGACCTTTGAAGAAGTAAATTGACTGTTGTTGCTCTTGTATTATTACCCACAAAAAAAGTCATGCTTAAATTAAATGAATTTTCATCAGGTGATACTGATGCATTAATTGTATTAATTGTAATTCTTGGTTCAAAATTTGAAATTACATTTTTGACTTCATTTTCAATTAAATTTGCTGTCAACTGGTCTGCCGGTTCAAATAACAATTTATTTAAATTTGAACCTAAATTTGGTTGAAATGGTCTTTCATAGAAACCAGTTAATAATAAATTTCTAACTGAACGAATTACAGACTGTTCATCATAACTTAAAGCAACATCATTGGTTACGGGTAACCTTTTAAAAGTTAAATCTAAATCGGAGTATATTTTTTGTAGGTTTGCCATTCTTTATTTATACGCAAAAGTAAATTCGCTTTTCTAAGTTTTGAGATGTCGCCGGAGAAATTCTAGGCCGGAACGCAAAATTTCGAAATTTTAGGAATTAATTCTTGTGATGAGTTTTGCTGTTCCTATGAAATTGTTTGCCAAGTATTTTTCTGTTTCACTCATATTACCAATGGCTTTTACGGCATTATAGTCATTTACGAAATTCTTTACATTGTTATAATAAGTTACATCAGCATTTCTTCTACCACCCATCAAATTGTTTGTGTTTGCTAAATCACTATAAATTTGAGTAATTTGTGAATTTGTTAAATTAGATGTATTTGATGCAGGATCAATACTTGCTGATATTAAACTTACATAAGAACTAATTGTATTAGCATTTGCACTTATCTGTGGGGTAACTAAAAGACTAGTAAAACTACCCATTATTGGTGAAGTATTTGTTATTGCATCTGTTTGATTGGTAATATATAACGCCATTCTACCATAATTTAAAGCCGTTAAATAATAGGGTTGATCCTCAACTAAACCAGTAAAAGGTTCAATATTTGATAACCTATTTGTGTGTATCAGAAAAGTATTTGAAGTAGCTGCTAAAGTTGTTGCTGCTTCATAAATTGATGAAGTTGCGTTTAAATTTGAAACATTGGCGGTCAATGTTATAATTGAATTTGCAGTATTCCATACACTTTGTGTTACATTTGCAACTGAATTATAATAATAACCTCCAACATCATCATTTTTAATATCTGTGGCTTGCCATTCAGTAATGAAAGCCGGCATAGAATTCATATGTGATTGAGTATCTGCACTCATTACTTGCACATACCCGTTTGGGTCATCAAAATTGTAACCTAAAATGGTATATAAACCTGTAGCATTATTTACTGTTGGCATAATATATTAACCCCCAATCATAGGAGTTAGTGGAGGCGCTGTTTTAGGGTGTACATGAGTATTAAATGTAAGTAAGTTCATTACATCAAACCCTAAAATTGATGATGAAATGCCTTGAATTGAC